TTCATTTGGATTAGACTCTGTATAGCTAATCGCGAATTCGTCCAACCCTTCGCGATATCCTATAACAACATTTGATGAACTGCTGGGTCTATGCATAAGGAGACCCAAATCAAGTGTGGTGTCAGTAGATGTATTACCGCGTCCGAGTTCAACCAATGCATCTTTAATGGATGTATTTTCGGTAACAAGTAGTGTAGTAGAACCGGATACATGAAGATCTCCCAAAAGCGATACATTTCCAGAAACGGTGAGAACATTTGAACCCACGTCATCCACGTAAAGGTTTGAACCAATACTCAATGTATGCTGTGGCAACATGTTTGAAATACCAACATTTGATGACGTGACAAATGCAACATCGTTTTGTTGACCAATGAACAACATCGTATTCGACGTTGCGTTTGCGCGATCTACAACCGTATTTAATGTGGAACCACCAACAAGCACGTTTGCGGATTCACCTGATTCAGTAATTTCTTTGGTGTTTCGGTCATACATAAGAAGTACAACTTCTGGGGCCAAGTAATCTGTTCTATTACGAATGGGTGACAAGTAACATGCATTACTGTATGGTGTTGGAACTAAGACATTACTTGCGTTGAAGACAATGGTATTATCCGCCTGATCCGTTGAGTCGGGTACATGCTTACCAAACCTGATCTCCGTAGATCTTTCTATAGCAGGTATATTCTTAACCATTTAATATAGGGAGGCAAATTAATTTGCGTAAAGAAGACCAGCCATCCCATTTTGTATACGAAGTATGTTGTAGTTGACGGCATAAATTGGGTCATTTATGACTGTCCCCTCACTCATAATCTTGGCTGACTCAATGCGACTGAAATTGAGGGTCCCCGTTGGTTGGAGAGAACTTGTCATGAGACAAAAACAATAAAGGAAAAAGTCTGGAGAAGTCACAAAGTTTGTGTGATAATAGTTCATCACATCAATATAGTGTGGCTTACCCCATCGGTAGTTTCCAAGTTCAACACCATTTATACTCAACTTGACTTTGTTTGTTGGTGATGTGAGAGCACCATCTGTTGTGGTGTCTGAAGATGCCAGGTACTTCACTGGGTGGTTAAAGATGAGATCTTGAACAGTTTCACCACTTGGAATATTCTTCTGCACTTGGGTGATGAGAAGGTCGTGTGTACGCGTCGCAATATTACCACGCTCTTCATTGTCAAGATAGTAGTAGTTGGCATACATTTCAAAATTGTATTTTGCTGCTTGGGAACCCCAGTGAATGCGTAACTCCACATTATGATAGTTGAGCGCAACGAGTGGGAGTGCACACTGTGGTCCTTCACAAAAGAAGAAACGAAGGGGGTAAAAATAGGAACGCGCATGGACACCTGGGTGTGTACCGATAGCACTTCGTGATACATTTTGTGCAAATGTATCAATCGCAATCTTTTCTGTAAACACTGAATCTTGTGTATCAATCACAGAACCACCAACGAGCAACTCAATTTTATCAATGAGTAAATCCCATCGTGAGGTATCTTTAGCTTCTGTTGTATCATCGATCGTCAAATAGATATATCCGAGCATATCACCCGATTTCTCAATTTGAACACTTGACATTGAATTATTTTTCACATCTCCGCGTATAGTTTGCTTTTCAACGGATTGTGAAAAATTAGAGTGTCGTTTAAAGGTTGAACTAAAAAACGATATCTCTGGGTTGCCCATAATGTACTCATCCTGAGCACCAATTGCTACAAGTTGAACAATACCCGAAGACATGTTATTACTACTTTAAAGGGAGAAAATTACAAGTTTGGTTTTCTACACACAAATCTAAAAACTAAGAAGTTTTCACCTGCATCTGTGGAATTTTTAATTGTATTACCATCTTGATCTCTGATGGTCACAGCGAGGCGATCAATACGCCTGATTGGGTTGACATATTGTGTCGCGATTGGATAGTTGTCTTTGAAAGTGATGAGTGAATTACTTCCACCGTGTGTAGTGCTTTCACTTATGAGACTCGCAAAAGAACTTCGGAGCATACTCAAGTGTCCCTGACCAGTCAAAACATTTGAAGCTCTGTCATTGAAAATGGAATCCAATTCTTCAACTGAGACATAGCAATGTTCGGTCGCATCGGTTGAATGAATGTGAGCCGCAAGGAGTCTCGCCTGAACCACATTTTTTAGGGGTTGCTGAAAGTGGCAAGTAAAAGTGTTCGCACTGTCTTGTCCAATCGTGTCAACGGTTATGGTGTGATACTCATAGTCAAGATCTGGAATAGTCTGGGGCGAGGTAACCAAAGCCATTTAGTATTAGCTTAGATTAAAGATCCACCGATTCCGTCCTCAATCTCATAGCCCGCTTGTTCCGCGACAAGCTTTTCAGAGCCACAGACACCACCTGGTGTGAGACTCTTTGTGTAGGTGCTCCCCTCACTGGTGTGACCGGGGGCGCATTCAAGGCGGTGTTCCAAGTTGAAGATGGACTCTTCATTGATCGCCTTAATGGTGATTGGTCTGGGTTGGTACTTGCTGGTGTTTTTCAACATACCGAGCACAAAGATCAGAGCGATCAAGGCAACAATGGACATGATGGCATTTCGGTTAGCACGGTTAAGGTTGAGCATTTATAATGTACATATATATTTTTTCTAAAGTGCGTTAAAGGTTATTGAATAGTTTCCTATTAGAGAGTAGATGGCTGAAGAAATTGTCTTAGATCGTGGGAGTGCCACTGTGATGAAACTTGACGCCGATGAACAGGCCCTGATGGATGAAATTGAGATTTCAGCTTCGCGTCCTCAGCCTGTGCGTCGTCCACCACAACAGCAAGTGCGCCGCCCCCCACCACCACAACAACAAGAAGCCATGGATGCTTTCGTGAATCCAACCAAGCAAACAGCCCCACCACAACAACAACAAGATGAAGAAATTGACTACGGTGAAGATGAACCAATGTTTTTTGACGATGCCGACGATGGTCCAGAAATGGGTATGCAACAAGAACAACCATCTAAAGGCTACAGCTCCGTAGATGAAGAAAAAAGTGATCTTGTTAATAAATTGGGTCGTCTTGAGAAGAAAGGTTTTGCTGTCAACAAAAGACTCAATGTGTACTCAAGTGTTGAAGATCTCCGCACAGAAGTCAAGCGGATTACCTATAGTATTGATGTTGAACAATCTATCCGCTTCTCTCGGCGTATGTTGGTAGCCTGTGTTACAGGCTTGGAGTTCCTGAACAAAAGATATAACCCCTTTGAGATCCAACTTGAGGGTTGGTCGGAGTCTGTCATGGAGAATGTAGATGACTATGACGGAGTCTTTGAAGAGTTGTATGTCAAGTACAGAAGCAAGGTCAATGTTGCCCCCGAGGTCAAACTCATTATGATGTTGGGTGGTTCAGCGATGATGTTCCACTTGACAAACAGTATGTTCAAGAGTGCTCTCCCCAATATGAATGATGTTCTCAAGCAAAACCCAGACCTTGTCAAGAATATGATGTCTGCCGTTCAAAACACAACCCGCGCACCATCTGGACCAGCTGATGCGGCTCCAGTGGGTGGCACTGGTCAGTATGAGATGCAAGGTCCAGGTATTGACATCTCAAGTCTCATGGGTGGTGTTATGATGCCACCTCCACCACCAATGAATACAACTCCAATCCCAGTCACCGAACAAGATGATGATGATGTGTCCGACATTGTTTCCATTTCAGGAGAATCCACGGGTGGTGAAGTGAAGGAAGTGAATGTTGAGTCCAGCAAGTCTAAGCGAGGACGCAAAAAGAAGAAGACCGAAATTAATCTCTAAGTACAGTATAAATGATAGGCTACTGTCCTTTGGAGGAACTCGAACCTCCTGCCAGACAACAGCAACCTGTTGTTAGTCCAAAGGTTGAAAGCAAACCTTTGGCTGGCCTCGAGGAAACTGAATGTAATTACGTCGTCATGGCTTTCATTGTCGGCGTTTTATTCCTTGCCGTCTCTGACTCCATCAGGGCGTAAATTGTTATTAATTCTACTTTTGGGATCTTTACTCCCCATTAGGTAAAATTGATTTAATATGTGAATGTTGTAATTTCCGTTTGACCGCCTGTACCACTGTCCAAGTTTCCTGGAATTGTGAGATTTCTTGTGACCTTTGTAACTTTTCCACCACACGAAGACATGAGTTCTATGGAAATATCGTAACTGTATATCCTGGCCACATCAATATTATATGGAACTATACTTATACCCCTTTGACCAGTTGTCACAGTTGGACTCCATGGATAACTATTTGTACCACCAAAAACATTTTTGGTGCCAACAGCTACATCCAAAGTTGGATTGGAAGCATCCCCCGTACCACCATGAACTTCAAGAATGAATGTACTCAAATCTTCTACGGTGGAATTATCTGTTCTTCTCAACATGGCGACAATTTTTGCAAAAAATGCACCTTTATCAAACATTATCTGAATATTCTTTGCATCACCCTGACCAACGCTGAATGATTTTGCGTATGTCTTACGAGAAACCTGGTTAGAGCTTGTTATAATACCACCACCGGTGTGAATATCTGCCTGTGGAACTGCCCCTCCGAGGTTTACCCCAATATTCGTAAAGTCAATTGTACCATCGACCGTTAAGTCGCCCGTAATACTAACATCACTATTGATAA